CAAGGTGATGATAAAAAAATATCACTAAGAAATTCACAATATCCACAATTTGATTATGACTTCATAGCTGGTGTAAAAGAAAATGATAATGATATTTACAAAGCTGGTGGCAACATAAGAGGTAATGAAGCATTTAATTTATGGACTAAGGCAAGAGCAGGTGAAGAAACTGATGGTGTTATTAAGTGGATAAAGGAAAGAGAAGCTTGGGCTGCAAGACATTTTGACGATGGTTCACAATTTAAGTCAGGTGATAAACCAGCTAGACCATCTAATATTGCAGGAGTGATAGCACAAATGAAGTGGGGTGTTATCGGTAATTTAGGCGAACAAAGAATGAAGGATGTTGTGCTTGAAGCTATAAAATATAAAGAGGGTAAAGAATCAGGATCAGCAAGTCAGGCTCAACAGGATAGACAAGTTTCTGATGCTGTTGAAAAAGGATTAAGAGAAAAGGTAGAAGAACATAATGAAGAAGTGAATAATGCTGCTTCTAAAAGAACAACATACAGAACATTACTAACAGTTTTTGAAAGAGGGATTGGTGCTTATAAAACTAATCCAGCTTCAGTAAGACCTAATGTAAGCTCACCTGAACAATGGGCATACGCTAGAGTAAACAGCTTTCTATTCGCTTTGCGAAATGGAAGGTATCAAGGTGGGAAGCATGATACTGATTTGCTTCCTGAATCACATCCTTTATCATCGAAAGAGGAAAAAGCTATGAAAGATAAAGAAGATAGACATATCCTTAATGTGAATGAAACTGATGATACTGTTATCATTGAGTTTGCAAAACATCATGAGGATAAAGAAGAAGTGGTTGTAGAAGAAGATAAGGAAATGGAATCAGCTAGACCTTATCACAATGAAGAAGATGAAGATAAAAATAGAAATGTTGTTAGTTTAAAAACTAGCTATAGAACTATTGATTTATCTAGGTCTGAATTTGTGGATGAAGAGAAAAGGTTGGTTCGAGTTGGTGTATCTTCTGAAGAACCAGTAGAACGTAGTTTTGGAATGGAAGTTCTAGGACACGCACCTGAAAATATAAACATGGAGTTTATGCAATCAGGTAGAGCACCATTATTGCTAGATCATGATATGAAACAGCAAATTGGTGTAATAGAAAAATTTAAACTAGATCAGACAGCTAAAAGGACAATAGCTGTAGTCAGATTTGGAAAATCTGCTCTTGCTGAAGAAGTTTTTAGAGATGTAGTTGATGGTATTCGTATGAATATATCAGTTGGCTACAGAGTAGATAAGATGGAACGATATAACAAAGACGATGAAACTTATTATCGTGCAAGTTGGACGCCTATGGAAATTAGTTCTGTAAGTATTCCAGCAGATGCTAGTAGATTAGTCGGAGTTGGTCGTTCTGAAGATAAACAAACTTTAAACACAACAAAGGTGGAAATAATGGACGAGAAAAAAGAAATTAATCTTGATGAAGTTAGATCACAAAGTGTTGATGAAGCAAGAAAAGAATTTCAAAAGAACTCAAAAGAAATTATTGATCTTGGTGTAAGACACAATAAAAGAGATTTAGCTAATCAAGCTATTAAAGATGGTGTTTCTGTTGAAGAATTTAGAGGAGAATTATTAGAAAATATTTCTAATGATGTTTCTTTAGAAACTCCTACAGAAATTGGTTTAACAGAAAAAGAAACTAAAAGATTTAGCATAATGAGAGCTATTAACGCTATGGCTAATCCTACAGATAGAAAAGCACAAGAAGCTGCAAAATTTGAATTTGAATGTTCAGAAGCAGCTCAAAGAGCTTATGGGAAAACAGCACAAGGCGTAATGCTTCCTGATGAAGTTTTAAGAAACTGGAATCAGAGAGATTTAAACGCTTCTGATGACTCAAATCTTATTGGACAAGATTACAGAGCTGGTGATTTCATAGATGTTCTAAGAAATAACTCTGCTGTAATGCCTATGGCAACTATGCTTAATGGACTAAGTGGCGATGTAAAAATCCCAAGAAAAACTGCTGCTTCAACTGCTGCATTTATTAGTTCAGAGGGTGGTGCTGCTGGTGAATCAGAATTTACTGTTGGTTCAGTAAGTATGTCACCAAAAACTTTAGGTGCATTTACTGATGTTACAAGACAATTAATGATTCAATCATCTATTGATGTTGAAAACTTAATTAGAAATGACTTAGCACAATCTATGGCTATTGCTATTGATGATGCAGCTTTAGAGGGTTCAGGAAGTTCAGGTAATCCAACAGGTATTACTAATACTTCAGGCATTAATACAGTATCACTTTCAAGTGCTGCTGCTCCAACATTTGCAGAAATGGTTTCAATGGAAACTGCTGTAAGAGTTGATAATGCTTTACTTGGCGACTTAGCTTACATAGTGCATCCAACTAACTATGGCACATTAAAAACTACTGAAAAAGCAACCAATACAGCACAATTTGTAGCTGTTAATGATGAAATCAATGGCTATAAAGTCGTTGTTTCACCTCAATTAACTGCAAACAATTATGTATTTGGTAACTTTAATGACTTACTTGTAGGAATGTTTGGGGGGCTTGACTTGGTAGTGGACCCTTATAGTAATTCAAGTTCAGGTACAGTTAGAATAGTAGCTTTACAATCAGTCGATGTAGCTGTGAGACACGCAGTTTCATTCTGTGCTGGAAGTTAATGGTACTTGGTACAAACAAAATGGGTGGATTAATTTCCACCCATCTTACAAAAGGTGGAAAAATGAAATATTTAATTTTACAAGATACAATAGCTAACAAAGAAAAAGTAAAAGCAGGTGATGTAATAGAACTATCTATTGATGAAGGTAGATCACTTGTTGGATATGGTAAAGCTGAAGAATATAAAGGCAAACCAAAAAAAGAATCTAATAGAAGTGTTGGTTTAGAAAAATCAGAAACTAAAGTCAAAAAAAGAAGTAAGTAAAAATGGCTATTGAGAGTGCTAGAGATTTTACTTCTTTCCTTGATGCTACAACAGGGCATGGAGTTACTGGCACTTATTTTGAATCAGGAAAGCTATTTGACGACTTTCCATTAATTGATACTTTAGGATTAATAGACAATGGTTCTTCAGTATTAATAAATCTTATAATAGATCAACCCTATGTTAGCATTGAGGGAGAGTCTATATCAGTAGAGGGTTTTCAACCTACTGCAATATTAAAATCAAGTGATGCACCTGATATTACACAAGGAGATAAAATAGTTGTTGATGCTATAACAACAAACAAAGGCAACACTCTTACGCCTGAAACAACTTTTTTTATTAAAGTAGTAGAACCTGATAATACAGGTTATGTAAGTGTTACATTGGAGAAATCATAATGTCGCAATACAGACTAGAAACTGAAGAAGATATGAGTGCTTACTTAGATATAAATTTTGGACATGGTGTTACTGCTGTTTATACAGTTGGTGGATCATCTACTACAATAAACATAATTATTAATAATGAATATGTTGAACAAGTAGAGGGAACAGGTGTAGAAGCACTTAAACCTATTGCATATTGTAGAACAATAGATATTCCTAATATTGCTTTTGGAAATACTTTAAATGTATCAGCTATAAAAGATGTTGATGGAAACACATTAAAAGCAGCACAAAATTATACTATTGTTAATGCTCAATCAGATAGAACAGGTTTCTCTGCATTGATGTTAGAGGAAATTTAATGGCAAATCATATAAGACAACAAATAAGAGAAAGAGCAGGTACAGTATTGACTGGTCTTACTACTACAGGAAGTAATGTATTTGAAACTAGAATATATCCTTTAGAAAATACAAACTTACCAGCATTAGTAATTTATACAAAAAACGAAACTTCTGAACCTTTAGTGATAAGCACAAACAGGTTAATGAGTAGAGAATTAGAATTAATCGTTGAGGTTTATGTAAAACAAACTAGCAACTTTGACGATCAAGTTGATAAGATATGTAAAGAAGTTGAAGTAGCAATAAGTGCTGATACAACTTTAAATAGTCTTGCAAAAGACTGCTTTTTACAATCAACTGAAATAGAATATAATACAGAGGGAGAACAACCACTAAGCTATGCTGTTCTCACATTTTTAACTAACTACTATGTTCAGGAAACAGCACCTGATGTAGCAGTTTAACGAGGTACAATTATGAAAATGATTTCACCAAATGGTAAAAGTTCTATAAATGCTCATCCTGATAGTGTTGAATATTTAAAGAAAAAGGGTTGGAAAGAAGAAGCAATCCCATCGAAAGATAAATCTAAATCTTCTTCTAAACATAACGAGGAATAATTATGGCAACACATCTTGGAAAAGAAGGTACTGTACAAGTTGGCTCTAATGCTATTGCTGAAATTAGAAGTTTTAGTATAGATGAAACAATAGATACAGTTGAAGATACTAGCATGGGTGATTCTGCAAAGACTTACTTAGCTTCTATCAAAGACTTTAGTGGATCAGTTGATGTTATATATGATGAAACAGATACTAATGGTCAAACAGCATTAGCTATTGGATCATCTGTAACATTAAACTTTGCACCTGAAGGTACAGCTAGTGGTGCAGTCAAGCTAACTGGTAGTGCTATTGTAACTGGAAAATCTATAAGTTCATCTTTTGATGGATTGGTAGAATCTAGTATTAGTGTTCAAGGTACTGGTGGTTTAACAACTACTACGTATTAATCATGAAAGCTATTGAGAGAGCTAAAACGCATTTTGCAGAGCAAGATGTAAAGGTAATAAAAGTGCCTGAATGGGGTGAAGAAGATAAGCCTTTAGAAATTTACAGTAAGCCATTAACGCTAAGTGAAACTTCTAAACTTTATAAAATGAGTAAGAATGATGATCTTACGATGATGGCTTATGTACTTATCTATAAAGCACTTGATGAAAATGGAGATAAATTATTTACATTAGATGATAAAAGTTCTTTATTAAATAATGTAGATCAAGAAATATTAGTTAGTGTAGCAACTCAAATTATGGGACAAGAGCCTATTGAGGATGTTAAAAAAAACTAATAGAGGATGTTAATTTATACTCGCAATACGCACTAGCTGAAAAACTAGGCAAGACTTTAGAAGAGTTGCAAGAAATTAGCATCCATGAATATCAAGGATGGATAGCATACTATGAGTTAGTAGAAGAAAGGCAAAGAAATAATGGCAAGTAAAAAAATACAATTTAAACTAACTGCTGTTGATAAAACTAAAGCAGCTTTTGATAAAGTTTCCAAAAGTTTAAAAACAGTAGGTGGTGGTGCTATGAAAGCTGCAAAGCTTATTGGTGGTATTGGTTTAGCTGCTGTTGGTGCTGCTGCTGGTTTAGCTATTTTAGTTAAAAAATCTTTTGAATATATTGATACGTTAGGAAAAACAGCTTCAAGGACTGGTATTGCAACAGATACGCTTCAGGCTTTTCAATTAGCTGCTGTTGAATCAGGCTCAACTATAGAACAAACACAAAAAGGCTTAGAAAAATTTGCTAGGTCTATTGGTGATGCTGGAAGGGGTTTAAAAACACAAGCAGATATATTTAAAGATTTAGATGTAGATTTAAAAAATACTGATGGTACTTTAAGAACTTTTGAAGAAATTTTAAACGATACTGCTGATGGGCTTATGGGATTAGGTTCTGAAGCAGAACGAGCTACAGTATTAGCAAATTTATTTGGTAGAGCAGGTTTACAATTTTCTGAAGTATTTAGAGGTGGTTCAGATCAAATAAAAGATTTTACTAAAAGAGCTAATGAATTAGGCATAATACTTAGCGATAAAACAATTAAAAATGTTGAGCAGTTTAACGATTCTATGTCTGTAGTCAAACTGCAATTAGGTGCTGTAAAAAATCAAATATTTGCTGCATTTGTTCCAGCTTTACAAGCAATAAGTGAAAAGTTAAGTGCTACTTTAAAAGATGCTAATTCTACTGCTGGTGGATTTAACCAACTTGGTATAGAAATGGCAGTTGGTTTTATGGAAGGCTTTAAGTCATTTGTATCTGCAACAGCAGGTTTTTTAGATAAGATTGCTTTATTTGGTAACAGTATAAGTGGTACTTTCGCTGCTATGAGAGTGGGTTTAGCACATATTAATAAGTCATTAACACAAATGAAAGTTATGGCTGGTTTTAGTCAGTTTAAAAAAGACCTTGTTGATGCAAAAATAGAGATAGTACGAGCTAACCACGCAATAGAAGATTTGGCAGCACAAAGAGAAAATTTGGGTAAACTAAGTGAAGCAGCAGAAGGCTTTGGTTCTACAATGGATGAATTAATACAAAGTATAAAAGATGGTGGTGTTGATTTTGAAAAATTTTTACTAAAAAATCAACAAGGACTTCAAAACAATCTTGATGCATTAGAAAGTTTTAAAGCTGGAATAACTGGTAAAGATGGTTTAAAAAATGCACTAGATAATGTTGCTATAGGCTCAATGAAAAAATTTGAAGATACTATAATTGATGGTTTAAAAAATGGTAAGTTTGCATTTAAAGATTTTGCTACTTATGTTGTTGAGCAGCTTGTAAGGGTTGCTATACAACAATTAATTGTAGCTAGACTTGTTGATCCTTTTAGAGCTTTGTTTGGTTTTACAAGTTCATCTACATCAACACCTACTAGTAGTAGTGGTGGTGGGGGTAAATTATTTTATGGCGATGGTGGTGGCTTTACAGGAACAGGTGCTAGAGCATTAGGCGTAGATGGAAAGGGTGGTTTTCCAGCGATACTACATCCAAATGAAACTGTTGTAGATCATACAAAAGGTCAAGGTATGGGTGCTACAGTTAATTTCAACATATCAACAGTAGATGCAGCTAGTTTTGATGAACTCTTAGCATCAAGAAAAGGATTAATTACTAGCATTATTAATAATGCTATGAACAATCAAGGAAAAATGGGAGTCGTATAATGTCAGGACAATTTCCAACTACAGTAAATTTTAGTGCATTACAATTTAAAGATAATAGACCTACATTACTAAATCAAACAATTTCAGGTAAAAAACAGGTAAGACAAATAGGTTCACAATACTTTTCTTTTACAGTGCAAATGCCACCAATGAAACAGGAAAACGCACAAGCATATTTTGCATTTTTACAAAAACAAAAAGGTTCTTTTGAAGATTTTACTATTGCAGCACCATTAGATAATTTAGGTGCTGGCAAGGCTGAAACAGATATACAAGTTGTTGGTTCTCATTCACTTGCAGATGCTTCTATTGCATTAGATGGATTTACTGCTAGTCAATCAGGAGCTTTAAAAGCAGGTGATTTAATTAAATTTGCAAATCATTCAAAAGTTTATATGGTGCAATCAGACATAGATGCAGATGGAAGTGGTGCTTTAACAGTTTTAATTAGTCCTAATTTAGTAGCTACTCTTGCAGATAATGAAGCAGTTACAGTTAATAAACCACAATTTACAGTATATTTAACAAGTAATGAAATTATGTACTCAACTAGTGCAAGTGGTTTATATACTATTTCATTTGATGTTAGAGAGGTTATTACCTAATGCCTAGAAGTTTATCAACTGCTTTACAAAATCAAGTATCATCAACAGCTACTAAAACTGCTTTTCTAGTAGAGCTTAACTTATCTACAACTATTAGGCTTACTGATTATTATGCAAATGTTGTTTTTGATTCAAACACTTATGAAGCTGGCGGTTCATTTTTGGCTGTAGATCAAACAACCGAATCTACAAAATTAGAAGTAGATGAATTAACCATAACTTTCTCTAATGTTACAGATCAGGTACGTTCACTTGTACAAAGTGGAGCATTTACAGATAAAGAAGTAGAGGTACATCTTGCTTATTTTGATTCTAATGAAGCTATTGTTGGTGCTATAAATTATTTTACAGGCAATATTAGAACTGTAAGTATTGAAGAAAGCTATGAAAGTTCAATACTATCTATGTCAGTATCTTCACATTGGGCAAATTGGAATTTGACAAAAGGTAGACATTTTACAGATGATTCACAACAAGATTTTAGTAGTGGTGATAAGGGTATGGAATTTGCTACACAAGTCAAAGAAGATGTTAGGTGGGGTATGTAATGGCTTTTGGTACAGCAGGTTCATTTCTAGTAAAAAAGGGTTTTTTTGCAAGGGTTGGTGCTGCAATAGCAGGTTTTTTTAGTAGCATCCCAGCATGGGTAAAGTGGACTGTAAGAGCAGCAGTCATTGGAGCTGGTGTAAAAGGCTTCATGGATGCAAAAGATATGATGTCCAGAGGTCAAGATATACTTGCTAATAAAGTTGCTGCTGGTGGTAAGTTACCAGTTATCTATGGGTGTAGAAAAGTTGGTGCACAAATTATATACATGGATGTTAACTCAAATGATTCTAGGGATTTATACGTTGTTTATGCATTAGCAGTAGGAGAATGTGAAGAAATTATTGGTAGAACAATAGAATTAGACGGAAATCCACTTACTGATTCAGCAAGATTTAGAGATGGTGGCTACATAGGAACAGACAAAATCAGTTCAGGTAATGGTTCATTAAACTCAGTTACGCAAAATGGTACTGATAGTTTAGATTTAGGTGGTGGTAATTTTGGTACTAGCCCTACTGCAAAGTATAGATATGTAATGAACTTACATCATGGAGCAGCTTCACAAACTGCTGATCCAATGCTTGTTGCATCTATGACAAATTGGACTTCAGCACATAGATTAGATGGTGTTGCATATATTGCAGCACACTATGGTTATGATAAAGAGGGTATGTGGTCAGGAGTTCCACAATTAACAGTACAAGTTAAAGGTAAAAAAGTATTTGATCCAAGAGATACTAATCAAACATTTGGAACTGTATCAACTTATGAGTGGTCAGATAATCCAGCATTAACTTTTTTAGATTTCATAACAAATGATGAATATGGTAAAGGTTTACCAATAGCAAAAGTGAATACTGCAACTTTTACTACAGCAGCAAATGTAGCTGATACATTGGTTGATAATCCTTATTACAATGGAAGTGCTAAAACTATTCAATGGAGTGGTAATGCAGGTGATAGTTTTATTACTATACCATCAGGTCAAACTGATGCTGGTATAAGATGGTGGCAAAACAAAGTTGGTGAAAAGATAACGCTTACTGATACTGCTGGTAATGTGGTTTTAAATGGCATACAGGTTAAAGCAGTTGAAAGAACTAGATATTATGGAGCAGCATTAAGTTTAACTATTTATATTAGTGCGACATTAGGTGCAACTTATTCAACACAAACAGGCACAATACTTTCTAAAATTAAAAGATTTCATTGTAATGGTTACTTAGATGCAAATAAAACTGTTATGGATAATGCTAAAGAATTACTTGCAAATATGCGTGGTATATTCACCTATGTTGATGGTGTCTATGAATTACAAATTGAAGATACAGGTTCATCTACATTTAGTATTACTGATGATCATATAATTTCTGAAACAGGTATTGAGGTTAATTATGGAAGCAAAGACGATAGAGCAAACAAAGTCATAGTTGAGTTTTATAATTCAAATAAAAAATATGAATTAGATACAGCAATAGTAAAACATGATGCTAGTCCACATTATTATTCAGACGATGGTGAAATATTAGAAGTAAAGGCTACTTTCCCTTATATTACTGATCCTTATATTGCACACAATTTAGGTAAAGCAATTTTAACTAGAAGCAGAAATCAAACAACAATGACGTTCTTAGGAACGCCTGAAATGTATAAATTAAATGTAGGTGATATTGTTGATTTAACTTATGCAGGTTTAGGATTTTCAGGAAAAGTTTGTAGAGTAGAAGCAATAGAACTTCAAAC